GTTGTAATCGAACGCGGTGAGCTCGTGCAATTCGCAGCGCCTTGTCTTATGTATGACTCCGCACTTCACGCACTTCTCGTGCTCGCAGCAGATCCCTTTCTGTTTCTTCCAGTCATGCTCGCATAAAGTCATGGCTTCGCCCCCACTATCCTGAAAAAATTTCCTCCCACAGACTGCTCAGGCCCTCCGGAGTAAGCCATGCTTTTTATGTCAACCAGGCCAGCTTGCTTGAACCAGAGCTCCATGTTCTCCTTGTTGTAGGCCCAGCAGTGCGTGTGATGCATTGCTTTCTCCATCTCTTTGTCCGGAAGATTAAAGAAAATCTTTCCGCCGGATGCGAGGTTCTCAAAGCACCACTCCAGACATTCCATCGGATCGTCCAGATGCTCCCAGACGTGGTTCGCAAAAATGAAATCGAATCCCGTGCCAAGCTTGCTCCTGTCCATGTTCTCAAAGTTGGCTTTCTCGATCCTGAATCTTTTATGCTGCCCGAACGCTTCCTCCATCCATTTAGTAGGCCACTCGGCCTGCTCGACAACAGTGACGTCATGCCCGTCCAAGTACAGGCCGTACGAAACGAGTCCGACTCCGCAGCCTATTTCCAGGATCTTTGAAGGCTTCGTAAACTCGATTCCAAGAGGCTTAAAATGCTGGAACTGATAGCCTGCATAAACCGCTGTTCTCTGCGGGATCCCTGCTCTAAACAATCCAAACGCAGGAGTGAAATAATACTCCTTGGTATAGAAATGAGCATCTCCTCTTGCGCCCTTCCAGGCCCCGCACTCGAGGCATTCCTTGTGGGTTTCGTCTATGTCCTTCCATTCCTTATGTCTGCATATCATAAAACATACACTTCCGCCCATCTGTCCCTGGCTTCTATTGTTTTAAAATCTGCTGGCACAACTTTCCCGTAATGCCCTACAATAATCTGCGGCGCGAAATGGATCTTGAAACCCATTCCCTTAAATTGCCTGCAAAATCCGATATCCTCTCCAGAAAACCACGTCTTAGCCGGCCCATGCCAAAACCAGTTAAACCATTCATGCCTGGCGAACTTTTCAAGGTACTTTTCCACGGCACGCATATCCAGCAAGAAAAAACCGAAACCAGCAGCATCTATCTCTAAGAGCTCTTTTCCTTTGTACTCTTTCTCCCTCAACCAAAGCATATCGCCCTGTGGGTTAATGATCCTGCAGACCATCGCAAAAGGATCGCCCTTGTTCAAGTAAAGGCCTGAAACAGCATCCAGCTTTTTCTCTTTAGCTAACTCTACGATCTGGCTTACTTGGCGCATTGTAAAAACTTGGTCTGCGTCAATCCAAAGCAGGTAATCGAATTTCTTTTTTTTATTTTGTTCTCTGACTGCGTCAAGCAAAATCGTTCTGTTCTGTAAAATATAAGGCCCTCCTTCTTGCCTGAAAAACCTGCTGTCCTTGTGGAACACGCGCCTTAGGTTTCCAGCCATCTCGAAGAAGCTCGTCCTGCTTACCTTAGGCATTTCGCCGTCCGGCGTTGCTACTGCCAGCTTAATCTTCTTGTGATCCATGCTCGCCCTCTTCTCTTTTGGTTAATTCTCCGAATGCATGCCTCGGCATGACCTTGGTTATCTCAACCTCGACGGTTTGCCCTGGCTTGACTCCCGGGACTATTATTACATAGCCCTCGAACTTCCCGATGCCATCGCCTTGTTTGCCAGTGCCAATTATCTCGAGCTCGATTATTTCGCCTTGCCTTACCGGCGGTGTTCTTTCCTGTCCTTCTTTTTCTTTCAAGTCAATTCCTCCTTTTGTCTATTATTTTTATGTTGTCCCCGGCCCTTGGCCAGTCTCTTTTCCTGTACGCATACAGCTGGCCTTCCAGCTTTCTCTTGTCTTCGCGCAGCCTATTTATTTCCTGCTGCATTTCCCTCATTCTTTCAGCTTTGCTCACAGTATCAGCTCCTCTTTCCATTCCTCGTCAATGCCAATCTGCACGATCCTGCAGGGATATCTTTTCTTCTTGTCGTCAATACTGTCCTGCTTTTCACTGTTCAGAATCTCTATGGCCACGGCGTTGTCTAGCACAAAAATATCTGCCTCGCCTCCGCCTTTCAAAACGGCTTCTGTATAAAATTCTTTTTTTAGCTCCTTCAGCTTATAACAGATTTCCGTTTTCTTCAGCGCATGCGGCAGGCTTTCGTTCAACCCAAATCTGACGACGTTCTTCATTGAGTTCTGGCCTACTCTCTGATCAAGCAAGGTCTTTGAATATTTTCTCTGCAAATAAATTTCTTTGTTGTTCATGCCACCACGCCCCATATCCAGTTAATTAATTCTTCCTTAGTCATGCTCCTGCACTTGGCCCTGAAATAGGCCCTGTTCATTCTCTTCCTTCTGAACTGCAGCGTCTTGAAGGCAAGCACTGCAATCTTATGGCAGCAGAGCGCGCCCCGGCTGATTCCCTGCAGGCTCCCGTGCTTGCAGCTGCACACTATCTGATGCTGCCAGCTGTTTGCCCGAGGAAAAGAAAGCTCGTGCTCTCCGACCTTGAAGTAGATCGTTTCATTGCTTTTGCATTCTTCCTGCACTTTGCCCGAATCTATGTAGGCCCATGCCTTCAAGAAAATACTCAACTGAATCACTTGTCCTTTTTCTTTTCCCCTATCTTTGTCTGTTGGCTCTCAATCATGACCTTTACTGCACTGTCAACAGGGAACGGAAACTCTTTCGGCTGCTTGATCGTTATCCTGACTTCGCCTTTCTCCAGCGTCATCGTATGATAATGGTCGCTTTTCTTTTTTCCGTCCTCCTGCACTTCCTTGCATTTCTCTACTTCTAGCTCGTACGTTTCTTTCAAATCAATCCCTCCCGTTGTTTGTAATATGCTAATTCTTCCGGCGTTGCCACCTTCGGATTCTTTCGTACGCATTCACTGCACAGGTCCTCGCTTACCCAGTAGCAGTTGCTTGGGTAACAGGCCGTGTTGTCTGTGCATCCGCAGTCCCTGCAAGTTCTAACCGTTGAGCTTCGGCTGATGTACATCGTAAAATCCTCCCTTCATTAATTTGTAATACTTCCGGACACTGGTTTCCGTTGTGCCGCAGGCCTCTGCTATTTCTTTCTGGCCCCGGTGTTGCCCGGTGAGTAAGCAAACTATGTAAATCGTGCCTGCTACAATTCCTCTCGGCATGCTGCCTTTTTTTATAAACTGGACATTCTCTTCGACGTACTCCTCGTATTTTTCCTGTGTCTTGTCATCGAGCTTCAGGCTGTCGGCTGCTTCATTAAACATTTTCCTGATTCCTTCCTCGATGTCTGCGTCATTCAAAATTTTTATTCCTGCAATGTGCATTTAAATCGTCTCCGGTTGAATCAATGCCTTCAAGAGCTTCGGGCTCTTCAGGGCCTTCCTGTTCACTGCATAGGCCTGCGAATTGTTGTGCTCGAATGTCCTCAGCTCGCTGTTGGCCGGCACGTCCTTTTTCAGGATCCAGCCGTAGATCTTCAGGAAAATGGCGCCCGTGCTGTAGTCCAAAAAATCTATTTTCTCAAAAATGTAAGCGTCCACTCTCTTCCTTTTGTACTGCTCCAGGTTGATCAGAAACTCCTCGGATGTCTTCACGTCGAATTTCAGTTGCTGCAGCAGGCCCTGCTCGTTCGGCACCACGAGTTCCGAGTCGAAATCGTCAACCTCTTTGCCTTTGAGTACCTTCGGAAATGGCTGTTTGTAAGCAAAGCAATGGGCGAATTCTACTTGAAAGCCCATGCGGTCTGCCTTGGCCTCGTCGCCCTGGAGGAACTTGTCCTTGTTCCCGGCCCTGTTTTTATGGATCTCGTCCGCGACCTTCCTAGCCTTCTGGATCACTTCATACGGTATCTTCACTTGCAGCATTCTTTTCTCTCCCGTAATGGAAATCCAAAAAGTGCGATCTCGGGAACTCTGTCCTTGCTCCGCAAATCTCGCACCTTTGGTACTTCCTTAGCCTCATTTCTTCGCCTTCCTGGCCTTAGGCCCCTTTTTCTTAGCCCTAGGTTCCTTTTTCTTGCCCGTGAGCCTTTTGTCAGTCACTTTGCCCTTGAATACCTTAGTCCATCGCAGCATTTCTTTGATGTCTTTGGCCGTTATCTCGTTAAATTGTGGTCCTCTCACATACGCCGTTCTCTTGCCCTTGCCTGTTGGATCCCTCATTGAAAGGTCGTACTCGCTGCCGTGGCCCTGCTGTATCAGTATCTGCTCGAATCCCTTGTCCCTCTCGATCTTCATACTCCAGGTCTTCCCCTTCTTGTCCTTGAACGTGATGCTCTCTATTTTGTCCAGGTTCTTGAGCGCGAGGTCCTGCGCGATGTCGGTTGCCTGCTTCCAGTCGATCTCGATGTGAACGTTCCTCGGAAGCTTCGGCTTTTTCCTTTTCTCTGGCGTGTCCTGGTATTTTTCCCTGATCAGCATCTGGCTTGTCTTGCCTGTCTTTGGATCCCAGTCGTGGTACTGTTTGCATTTGAGGTGCTTCTGGTAGTCCAGGCCGATTGCCTTTCCTTTGCAGGTCGGGCATTTTTTAAACTCTGTTCTTTCCAGCGTTTCCTCAAATAATTTTCTCTGCTTTAGAGATTCTTTGGCGTATTTGGCTTCGTGCTCCCAGGATCTGATCGCCAGATGTGAATGCGGCCCTAGCTTTTTGCAGAACTCTATTCTTTCCTCCGGCGAAATTTTGGCGTAGATAAGCCAGTGTGCGCCCGTAAGCTCTGCTTTCTTTGGCACTTTCTTTAGCAGCATTTCCTTTTGCTCTGTATTGATGGTACATAGTTTATTTCGGTCTCTGACAAATTGCTCGCTCACTCCGTACTCTCCGGCCACTGTTTTCATGTCAAGGCCCTTCTGTGCTAGCAGGTCAAAGAAAACCGCTTCCTTGAAGCAGTCCATCGTTCCCCTGTCGGCATTTACTTTGTAGCAGAGCCTCATAGCATCGAGGTCGCTGACGTCCTCGATCGTAACCGGCACTCCGTCCATCCTCAGCTCCTTCGCGGCCTTAAGCCTGTTCTCGCCGTCGATCAGCTCGAAGCCGACAGGATCGCCTTCCTCTTTTATCGGCCTTACTATAAGTGGCTGCTGTATGCCGTCCTTCCTGATCGATTCTTTCAGAGCCTCGTAGCTCTCTTTGCTCATCTGGTTGGGATTGAATTTGTTCGGCTCTATTTCCGTGATCCGCATTGTTTCGCTCACTCCAAGACCTCCTTTTTCTTTTCCTTCAGGATCTCGATGGCGTTGCCGATCTTTGTCTTAGCCTCATCCTTTTTGGCAAAATTAATGTACACTTTTATCCTGCCCTTTGCGTCGCCGAGTTCGATGCTGTCCGGAACCTGTGTGTCCCGGATCAGCTCTATTATTTCCTCCTTCAGCTTTTCTTCCATCAGCGTATCCCCCTTACTTTCATTTTCGTTATGTAGATGGTGTTTACGCTTGGTCCTATCTGGTCAAATCCCTCGACAACGACTCTTCTTTCTTTCAGATGCCCCCTTACAGCATCCTCTGTTTCGCCCCAGATTCTTTCTATTTCCTTGTCCGTCATCTTAGGCTTGTCCGGCGTTGGTGCAGGCGCTGGCCCTGCCTGGCCCGTGCCTTCCTCGAGTACCTTTATTTCTGTTTTCTGCTTTACGTTCGTGTAGTCCCCTCTTTGCTCTGTTTCAAACTCAAGTACGCTGCCGGTCTTGAGCTTTGCTGTCTTTTTCTCCAGGTCTTCCTTCTTGAAATCTGTGACTCCATATTCCTTTCCGTCCACCGTTATGTTGCATCCCCAAAGCGTCCAATGCCCTTTCTTGCCTGATCCGCTCTGCAGCTGCTTAATTTCCGATATACTTTCCAATTTTCCTTTCATGGTAATTTCCTCCTGCCGCTTTCAAAGAACATACGGCAAGCCCAGGCAAGGACTCGAACCTTGCACCCAAGCCGAGATGCGAATCTATAAACTCGGGCCCCCCTTGGCTGAGCATACCGGAGTTTCCCCCGGTATTCCCAACACGAATTCTCTCCGCGTTCTCACTCTCTCGAGTAAGCGTAAAACGGTCTCTTTCCATTGCTGCGATCTTGACCGCGTCCATTGGCTCTTTTCCTTTTTGCCTCGCTTCTTTGTAGGCCTTGTTCCATACTCTTTCGCGCTCTTCCATTATCTCACTCTCTTTACTCTTCTGATTCCTTTTCTGTTCATTGGCAGCACTATGTGCAGGTTGCTGTGCCTGGCCAGATGGCCTATAACGCTCTGCAGCTCCTGGCCGTTTAAGTCATACTCGTGCGCTATCGCGCTCTCGGTTTTTTCCTTTCCGATTGGCCCCTCCTGCAGCTTTTTGTAAACCTCTGCATATGCGTTCATGGCCTTGTTCTCAATCTCGTGCTTTGTAACATAGCTCTCTGCGCCTGGCTGGCCTTTGAAAAAAATCAGTTTGTGCGCTTTGGCTGCTTCCTGCAGCAGCTCCCTGGCGTAGTTGCTGGCCCTGATTCTAAACTCGTGCTTGACTATAGAAACCGTGACCTGCTGATTCATTTCCGCTAGCTCCGCGATCCGCTGCAATTTCTGCGCCTTGCCCGGAGAATTGGCATAAGCCGCTGCCTCCAGCTGCTTCACTCGCCTCTGTAAATCGGTTATGATCTTCTGGTTCTCCTGGACTAGCGTGCTTAATTCTTCCTGCTTTACTTCCTGCATTCCTTTCCCCTCCGGAATCCTAGTTTTATGTCCGTGAGGTTTCGCTGCTCTGGCAGAATTCGTTTTATTTCTGTTGCGCCTTCGCGCTCTGCCCTCTCTGTCATTTCCTTCAGGCTGATCGTACTGTCAAATTTATAACCCATTGAGTTCGCCTCCCTTCCATGTGTTGAGGTTGGCTGTTTCAACAACGTAATAGTCTATGTCTTTTCTTCCGTTCCAAACTTTGTCTTTTGCTTCCTCTGCGGTGTATGCTTCAACTTCTATTACTCCGTGATTGGCAACGTAATGCCAAATTACTGTGTATTTTGATTTTTCCATTTTACTCAGCCTCCGCGTGGGCTACTTCGTCTCTGTGTGCCTCATAGCAGCTGTTGCAGACGTACTTCTTGATCGGTTCGCCTGCTGTAAATTCCTTGTTGCCGCAGATAACGCATTCGTTGTATTGATCTTCTTTTTCTTTCATACTACATCCCTCCTGCCGGTTCTCAGAGTGTTTGCCGGCTTGGTGTAATAAGTAAAATTCCCGGGCCCCCACTCCCGGGCCGTGAGGTGAAACAAAATTATTCATGCGAGGCCGCCTCCTGGTTGTTTTTGCGATCCTCTATCAGCTTGCGTACGACCTCGTCGTACGTTTCCCTCGGGTGCGCTTTGAGCTTGTCTAGCTCCTTCTTCCTTGCTTCTTCAATGCCTATTAATTCAAACTTGGCCTTTCTTTTTTTCTTCTTGTGTGGATGGCAGTTCCTGCATACAACCGTTAGGTCTTTGAGTGTTACATCGTCCCCATATCTTTTGTGGTGAATTATAAGATTTTTCTTTGCTCCACATTCGGCACATTCGCTTCCCAAAACGCCTAAAAGAAGTTTTCTGTATTCCTTTGTTCTTTCCATCATTCCACCTTAAGAATCCTTCTAAGGAGATGGTCGTACGTTTCGTTCGGAACCAGCTTTTTCTTTTCTATCGCTTCCTTAACTTCCTTTGAAATCCTTATTACCGTTGCTTCATTCTCCTTTTTGTTTCCCATAAAAAAACTCCTTGTAAATTTCAGTAAATACAATGCTTAAACTCATATATATACCTTACTGTTTCGCTTCTCGAACCGAATGAGCGCCATTTAGTATAGCCCAAGCGCCTCAGACAGCCCCCAAGGAATTGCCTAAAAATCGCCTATTTCTAGGTAACTACATGGCACCATATTGTTGGTGCCATATTGTTTAAACGAACAGCCAAAAGGCCCGGTACTCTAAAGTACTTTAAAGTCCTGGCCCAGGCCCCCCACGCTTCCAGTATTACATACTACTATAATACCGCCCCCATCGATGCCTTTATCGATAAGCTCATCGATGAATGTCTGTCGTTTTGTTACGATCTTCTCGCTTAAAACCAGTTCTCTTTCTTTATTTCTTCTATCGTCTATCAATGACTTACGATAGAGGATCTCTCTCTATCTCTCTCTCTTTACTCCAATGTATCGTAACAGACTTACAGACTTATGCAACCTTGCACAACAAGAAATTATGTTTAAGCCAAAATCCCTAAAATGGCTTAAATCGGGGAATGCTCCCAGAATTTCGTATGTTGTGCAACATATATGTTTCACCGCATATAGATTCTATATAGATTCTACAGCCAGCCGATCGCCAATAACATCAAAGCCAAGCCTATCAGAATCAGCAGGAACTTCTTAACTGAAATCCTGTCCCCAAACTTGTTGGCCAGGTTCCAGAAAAAAAACGCAGCGGCCACCGCAAAAACCGTAGTGACCGCGTCAAGGATGGGTTTAAGCATGTTCACAAAATCCCGCGTCGCTTCAAGAATCTGCCAACTGTCTTGATCGCTTCCTCGACCGCGACGACCGCACCGAAGTACAGCATCTCGTTCCCGAAAGCCATCTCGACAGAGATTCCGGCATACGCAGCGACTCCTCCAACCACGGCACCTATAAGCAAGGTCTTCACAAACTTCCTTTTCTTAAACTCGAATTTGAAGTCCCTGCCTTCGTCCTTTGCCTTCTGCTTCTTGTTGTAATATTTCCAAAGGCCATAGGCCGCTCCGGCAACCAGTCCTCCTCCTATTTTGTACAGCATAGTTTCACCTCCCGTCAAATTAATACAACAGAATAAACTCCAAGCACTGCAACAAGCAGCACGCAGAACAGTTTGAAATTCATTTTGCTTCTCTCGTCCGCTCCAACAATACGGTCAAGCTTCTTGTCGATTTTGTCCAAACTTCTGCCATGCATATCTAACTGCAGCTGTAGAATTCTGTGCTCTCCGTTCCTGACTGTCTTTATTCCCTGCTCTTCCCTCAGATTCATGTTCTGTACCTCCATACTCTGATCCACAGCAACAGAATTCCTGCTGTAAGAATGACTTTTAGATCCATAAAACCAAAGTTGATGTTCTCCAGCGCTCTCTGCTCTAAAGAAAGCGATATCCAAATGCTGTTCATAAGGGCCTGGTAAACCCACAGCTCCCAGAGAAAATTTGCCAGGGCATAGAAAAGCAGGCCAAAGATAAAAATATCCAGCGAAAACATGAACGCCTTAGACAAGAAATCCGCCGCCCTACGCACTCTCCTCAAGGAAGGAAACAGAATCGCCCTCGGCCTGTAAGTCAGCTTTGTCATTTCAAGTACGCTCCGAATGTGTAGATTTTGCTCCAGTCATAATCTGCTTTGAAATCCACGGCCCTCGGCGTTCCCCCCGGCGGAGTGAAGCTATCGAGTTCGTTTCCCCAAATGTCATAGCGATAAATGCTTTCTCCTGAGACCACTCTGATATTTGATCCATCCCAGGCCAGCCCATAAGGATTTGTGATTGAGAAAACAGGCACCCAGTCAGCGATGTTCGCCAGCCTATGCTGCTTAATAAAACCTGGCAACCTTGGCCCACAGATAAAAAGATTTGTCCCGTTAAATGCAATGCCTTCAGGCCCGTCTGCTTCTGCCATGACCGGCCCCATGTCATAGGAATCCACTGCAGTGCTTCCAGGCCCCATCCTTTTTAGGTACCTAGAGCCAGCTGTCGTAAACCAGATGCCTCCGCCTTCCCATTCGATGTCTATCGCGTCACCGTAACCGGCTGCAAGAGTTGTCGTGCTCACGATTGTGGTCGGATCCGATGGATCAATCTTGTGTATTTCCATCAGTGTCTAAGATATAAAAATATGTGCCGTCCCAGGTAATAGACCAAATAGCATTCGTTAAACCGGAAACTGCGTAAGAATTATCAATAAGACCAAAGTTTGATGCATTATGTTCGTATATCTTAGTTCCGCCTGCTGCCCAGATTTGCGTTCCGTCATAGGCTACTCCTAAACAAGGGGCATCCCATTTTCCAGTCATTCCATAACTGGTACTGCTGCCAGTGAGTCCGCCTGTCCATTGAACCAAACTATTATTTGTTCTAGTCCCAAAGAAAGTTGAAGTAGTGGTATTGTAACAAAATCCATAAATTGTTCCAAGATTTGTGGAATTCGCGTATGTTGTGTCCTCGAGACGTTCCGGTATTTTGCATTTTTTGTAAACGATATCCGTTCCCTTGTCCGCTGCCCAACAGGGCCCGTTGCCGAAAATTATTATGTTGTCTATGCTTGCCGTAGCGTGATATCCTCTTAAGACCACGTGGGTTGCGGTCGTATATGTCGTATCGCTTGCCGTTCCCTTGCTCGCCCCATTGACAAATAGCTCCCAGCTTCCTGTTTTGCTCCGCGTAACATTGATGTCATACCAGGCTCCCTCAACCGGGTTAATTGAAGCGTCTATTAAAACTGTTTCTGACAAGCTGACGCTTTTGCAGAATTTAATTGCCGCATTGCTAAGCTGCAGGTAATATCCATCTGGCCTGTTGTTGTTGTTCTCCGGCGGCACTTCAGTGGACAAAAAAACAAATTCTACTTGCGCTGTTGGAGATCGCAACTGTGTCATCATTCTGGCGTAAACGTTGACTGCTGTCGTGGAGAAATCAAAAGCAAAGGCCTTGTACGTGGAGTCCTTCCATCCTGCCAATTCAGGCGTAGTAGTAAAATAGTCATTCGTATCACTCCAGTCCGTAGTATCGGTCCAGCTCGACAAATTGCCCGAATCACAGGTTTCAGAAAACAGGGGAACTCCATAAATGGATCCGTCGTAGGCCAGGCCTGTCGGATCGCTCCCAGGCGTACTCTCATAAGCATCCTCGTTCGCAAAATTTGAAGAATTCCTTTTGCTTATCCTGTTGTTTGTCCTATCAGTCACGAACAGGTTGCTAGTATCCCAGGCGCAGCCTCCCAGCTCTATCGCCAGGTCTGCTTTCAAAACCTGGCTGCTTCCGTCCTCCGGATCAACCTCGTAGATTTTTCCCGTAGAGTTCTCTGTTTCGTAAAGCTTTCCGGCTACGCTGTTATAGGCCAGGCCCCAGATTTCCTGCCCCGTGTCAGGCACCGGGAAGTTCCAGGCCTCTGTCGTCCCATCTCCAAACATCCCATAAATTTTGTCCGTTCCCACTGAGGATATTTCTGTAATGTCAAACATGCTCATTGTTATCTTGAACTTAAAATCGTTCTTGTCCCCCACACTGCTTGCGAAAGAGTGCTCTGCGTCATGAACAACCGCCTCCCATGTGCTGCCGCCGTCGTTGCTTACCTCGAACTTGTTGGCGTTCTCATACTGCTGGGAAATGTAGGGCAGGCACTTGGAGTAATTGGCATCACCCACAACCGAATCGGTCAAGGTGCATGTTGCGCTTGAGCTAGGATTCGTTATAAGTAGCGTTGAATTCGTGGTATAGCAATTAACCAAGGTCAGCAAAGAATCCTGGTCGTCTGTGAATTTGTAAACATAGCTCTCCTTGTAGTTCCCGGCGTTTGAGAAATCGATTGTCTGGCCCGTCTTCTCGTACAGCTCCTTGTAGAATCTCGCCGTGGCTGCCTCCTCTTCCACAAGCATAACAGTTGTCTGAAATCCTTTTCCCTTTGGATCTATGACGTGCTTCACATGCTGCACCTTGAAAGAGGTGTCCACATTCAAGGCAGGCACATAAACAGGGATGGTCTTCGCTGGCTCTATTCTCTCGTCCCCGGGAATTACTGCCATGCCTCCCCATTCCGCTTCCTTATCCTCGAGCAGCTCAGCATCCACGATTGACTGAACCAGGCTCGATTCGTCCAGGCTCTCCTGCTTGAGTATCTTCATTACGGTTCCGTATTTTCCTTGGCTCGTTGCGTCCTCTTCTGTTTTGATGAGTTGCACGTCTTCGACCTTCTTGCCATAGCATCTGATGTAGTTTCTGACCTTTTTCCAGTCAACATTCAGCTCTATTTCCTCTATGTTCTCTCCTGCTATAAGGCTTACGGAATTTGCTCCAGGCGTTCCTGTGAAATGCAGATCGTCGTCAAAGTCAACCCAGGCGTCAAAGCCGGCCTTCTTACAGTATTCCGTTACCTTGTCGTTTATGAAAGCATGATCGATTAATTCAACATCCGGCGTTATTCCCGAGTTCCCGACGTTTGCCGTAGTCAGGCCCGGCACGTTGTTTGCAATAAGATCCTTGAGTACTGCTCCCAGTTCCGTGCTCATGTAACTTGTTACTTCAAACTTTTCCATCATCAGCGTCCACATGCCACGGCCGCTTATTGTGATCATGCTGCCTGATGGCTTCCAGCTTTTCCCAAGCTTTTCTACTCTGCCGTGGAAGACTCCGACCGTTCCCTCGCTCACATATCCCAAGTAGATTTTTATGTCATCATGGTGGTCGAAATAGTCGTTATAGTTTCCGCTTTCGTTGTAGATCTCCGCTGTGAAAGAGCTCGCCTGCTTCGTGATAGGCAAATCTACTGTTATCTTCTTGATGATCTTCAAAGACTTCAAGCTAACATCCTTGTGCTTGAAATCATAGTCCGGCGTTACTCTGGCCATGTCACGTCCCCGTTTCCTCTATGATGATTTTCCATTCCCAATAGGTATAAAGGTCCCTTTCAACAAGCTCGATAACTCTGACATTCACTCCCGGATCCACATAGCCCTGGAAAATAACCTCTGTGTGATTCAAGTAATAGTTCCTCAAAGTAGTCATATCCGTGTCCTTGTTTGCTCCTTCCATAATCCCCTTTATTTCGTACTCTGTTGAGTCCCGACCCAGGTTCTGCCGCTTCGAGTTCGTTGCCCCCAGGATTGAATGTTTTGCCGTCCGCTTGTAATACCTTGGCCTTATTCCATCATAGTCCACGACAAGCACTAAGCTTCCGAGCGTTATTTCTCCAGTCTTTTGCAGGACAGCGTCTGCTGTAAAGGTCCTTTTTCTTCCTGCCTGGGTAAGAATCGCATCTGCCGTAAAGGTTTTTGTTTCACTCATCTGTTCTGCCTCCTGGCCCAGCTTTCTTCCTCATCCTCTGCAAGCCTTCTCTTGAAACGGTCAACGTCGTAGTCGCTGGCCACGTTTACGTTTTCAATGTAAATGGTTGTCCTTCCTCCGATCGCATCAAGCTTGTCCAGGGGAATCACAAGCTCCGGCTTATGTTGTTCTCCAAGCATTGCCAAAGTCGGCCCTGTGACAAGGCCTCCCTCCTGCAGGCCTGTCAGCTCGTGCCAGGCAGTTCCAATTCCCCGGGCAATTCCTCCAGCAACATATCCTCCGACAGCAAGAGCCGTCTTAATAATCGTCCTGAACGGCTCCGGGATAAGATTCCATAGGGCGTCAACTATTGCCCCTCCCATTCCAACAATTCCCTTAATGATATTGTCGACAAAAGACTTCCCGAAATCAAGCGCTCCCTTGACAAAGTCTGCCATAAAAAAAGCCATACCAATAAGCACGTCTTTTACTATGTCCTTCAGCGGCCCAAAGTCCCCTTTGAATGCTGCAAAGATTGCACCAACCGTATCTATGATCAACTTGAAAGCAGGCATAAGAATATTCTCCCAGAATCCCACTATCGCCCCGAACACGGCTTCCACGATGTCCCTTATTCCTAGGAAATTGGTAGCCCAAGCAGCTGCAAGAAGGCCCACCGCGAGTATAACCCATCCAATCGGCCCACTTAGCCCCGCAATTATCGCTCCCAGGCCTCCTGCCCCTCCAATTAGCCCTATCAACCCACTAATAACTGGCCACAGCAAGGCAAACACTCCAGCCAATGCTCCGAATATAAGAATCCCTGCCTGAACCACAGGGCCCAGGCCTGCAAAGGCTTCAATAAGCTTTTCAACAATAGGCACCATCTTCTCTAAGATCGGCATCAGCGCCTCGCCAATTTTTACCATCATTCCCTCGAACTTGGCCTGCAGCTTTTTCATTCTCTGCCCGGCCGTTTTGTCCATATCCTCGAACTGCTTTGTTGACAGGCCTGCTGAGTTTGTTACAATGTCAATGCTCGACGCCACATCTTCAGCCGCGGCCCCCAGCGCAGGGAAAATGGATCTAAGCGCTCTTACGTTTCCGAACAGCTCTCCCATTGCCTCAACGTCGCCGTTTGTTTCCTCTTTCAATGCCTGTAGCGTGCCCATAAGGCCCAGGGACTCTATTGCTGCCTGGCCTGATTCAAAGCCCATGCCTGCAAGCGTTTCCTTCATGGTGTCAGTCGGCTTTAACAGCCCTGTGAATATGGCGCTCATCCCTGTTGCTGCCTCTTCTGTACTGCCCATTATTTTAGTCAATCCAGCTAAGGTTCCAAGCGTTTCGTCAAGGCTTACTCCCATCTCTCCGGCCATTCCCGAAACTCTTGGGAATGCTCCTGCAAGCTCTGACATTGTAGTCTGCCCTGCCTTAACCGTTCCTGCAAACTTGTCCATAACCATTTCAGTGTCGTCTGCTGTTAATCCAAAGGCAGCTATTGTCTTCGTTCCGGCCAGGATAACAGTGTCGAGTTCTGCACTTCCTCCAACTGCTGCCTTGGTCGCGGCTTCCAAAAACTGGGTAGCTTCAGCCGTGTCGCTTATTCCTGCAGAAATAGTCTGGTACAATCCTGCAGCGACTCCAATGCGGCCCCCGGCAACTCCATACTCTTCCGCAAGCCTGGCAACAGTGTCCCCATAGGTTTTTGTCGCGTCCTCTCCCTCATCCAAAAGAGTATTTACCTTCGCCATTGACGTTTCATAGTCGGCAAATGACTTAACAGAAAGGGCAGTCATTCCAACAGAAGCAGCACCTAAAGCAAGCATCGGTCCCCGGAGCTTGGTCATCGCTCCTCCCAGGCCCCCGATCTTTCCTTTTACTCCGTCAACGACAGCCGAGGCTCTGTCTGTCGCAGAAATAATTATTTTTATCGCATTTCCACCTAGCGCAACCATTGCAGGTTCCTCTCCTTGTCCCCGGTCGTCAACACTCTCTTATGAGCGTCGACCAGCCTGTTTATTTCCTGATAAGTTAGACCGGGCATTGTGAAAAAAGTGTATCCCCGGTAATGGAGGAACACTTCCACCAATGACTCATCAGGACTTATTTTTTTGCTATGTCCTCGTCCAACTTATCAGCGTACTTTTTCATTGCTGCCTTTCCGGCTTCCTGCATGGTCTTCTGGTCCACGTCGAGGGAGATTGCCATTATTGCTGTGGTGATCGCTCCTGCTTTCTCAGGCTTCATGTCCACGATCTTATCGTCCGGTACCTTCGGCTCTATGAGATGCTTCTTGATTATCTCGCCGTCCTGGTCCTTAGATGTCTCAAATTCGTTTCCCTCTTTCGTTGCTTTCTTGACGTCAGCCATCAGGGCTTTTATTTCGCCCCTGGACATCGGAGTCACTTTCACCGTCGGGCCCTTTTCCTTCACTACTTGTTTCTTCTTTCCGTCTTCGCCCTCAACGGTTTCGTACTCCCTCAAAGCTTCCAGCTCGACCTCAAGAGGCAGGAGCTCTCCATCCTCTCCACGCTGATGCAGGATGTCCTTCAGCTCCAGCATGCTCACTTAACCACCTTCTGTTCTTTTTTTCCGCACAGAGGGCATTGCCTTACGGAATACCTTTTGTGCTGATTCCCTATATTACACCAGTCACTCCAATGATGGAATCCGAAAAAACATCGCAGGCCCATTTAGTAGACCTCCGTTCCTTCGATCATCATTACCTGGCAGCTTGTTATGTTGATCTCCAGGTCCTGCTGGATCACGTCGTCCAACGGATCTGATGTGTCCGCTTTGTTGTAGGTGCATTCACTGAACTTGAACTCTATTCTTTCGTACTCTGGCTTTTTCAGCGTGTGCTTGACTGTGAAGTCCCCGATCGTGTCCTGCGGCTCTGCATATGTCAGCGCTCCGTAGAACCTCTCGATTTCGTTCTTGTCAAGCAAGTCGATTTTCGCCGTCGCTTTATAGGTTCTCACTCCGGACACTATCTTCGAGATGTACCTGCCGTCCGTTCCTCTGGCCTTCAGGTTGTTGTTTATCGAGAAACTGAAATCGTTCAGGTCATAGTTTGTCCCGCTTGCAATCTCGATTTCCGTATCCCACTCCAGGAACATATCTCCTGTGAAGTCCGTAATCGATGATGCCGTTGCGCCGCTTACGTTTGTCTGGGGCTTCTTTCCGATAAAATTCGCAATGAACCTGATCGGATCGGTCTGCCCTCTTGCCACTGAATAGGTCAGCTCGTTCACTTTGCATCCCAGGTAGTAGTTGATTATGTCGTCGCTTGCTGTTCCCTCCGGATTTATGAAGTCGTTCTCGATTGAAATGCCGTAGTTTGAGGCCTCGTTCTGAATCACGTTCTTTTCCTTCGCCCAGAAAATATTCTTGACGTCCGTAGTATAGATTTTTGTAGCCGCTGCTGCAACCCAAACAAGGGCAATTACAAGCTCGTCTGTCGGTGCACTCGCCCAATCTGGCACAGGGCTTGCTGCTGCTGTTCCTGCTGTCACAGTCGCAGAGGTTGTTCCTGCAGTGTCCTTGATTGAAACTATGTCCACTCTGGGATTATCCGCATCCGCTGCTCCGATAGTGATGTCTGAAAGCGCTGTCGTTGTTTTTTCCACACTGTCTTGATTAAATGTTCCGCTTGCTGCAAGGTTCAAATTCATGTCCGGCGTTGCGCTCTCGGTAAGGTTGCATCCCGTCAGTACTTCCCATGCAGAGCTTGCTGCAACCGGCACGGCTGTCCCGTCGCCCATCGCGCCCTTCCTTAGTTCTCCGAAAGCGTACTGCAAAAACAGTCCGTTCTGCGGGCTGAACTCAACAGGCCCGGCGACATTCACTCTGCCGGCCAGTTTCTTCCCGACGTTCCTGCCGCTTGACTTGCTCCTGTGCTCGATCACAGGGGCGTCGGCTTTCACTCCGCAACTTATTACCTTCCCAAAAGGCAGGTTAATAGCCGCAGACTTTGTCCCGTATGCGGTCTCCTCGACACCATAGCTGGTCTGAGTCGACCATCCTGAATAATCTCTTTGCGTCAATTACTTCCCCTCCTTTTTCTTTTCCTTATTTTCAGGATCCTCTTTTCTTTTTATGACCGCTGATGTCTCTATCTTTTTCTCTGCAGAAGGCGAGGCTCTCCTGGATCCTGCCTTCTCGTAATTCTTATTCGTAAGGATTCTCTTCCCCACGTCATCGGGAAAATCCCTCTCATCGCCGGCCGCGTGAATCCAGTGGACTCCTGGGCCATGCATGTTGAGTTCTCCCCCCTTGTTTGCTCTAATTCGCATTAGATCCCCTCCGTTACAACGATTATTTTTACTTCGCTTGAATCAAGAACAAATGGCCTGGGCTTGGCGCCTAAGGCTTCGTAGTTTGTCCTGGCAAGCTGCATGTCCAGGACTTTCCAATCCCCATTCGCGGCCCTCAGCCCGTTTAGGTACCTATTCTTCACGACGGCTTTCTTTATTTTCCCCGTCAAAGTAAGCAGCCTGTCATGGCGCTCATCATAATTCAAATACTTTTCCAAAACAATGATGCTCATGCCGCACTTTTGTCTTATCTTGTACTGGCCCTTGCTCACCTGCTCAGGCTCGTCCTCCGTCCAGTCCAGCATTATGGCCGGATAGTTCGGCACGCTGTTCGGCATTCCCTTGTAAATTTTCTTTATGCTGGCTAGCGTTATGTCGTCCGTCAGAATCTGCTTTATTTTGTCCCTGATGGCAACCATCATATCCTTATCGCTTGTCTCATAAGCCATTATACCGCCAGCCCCTTCGCTATTTCGCTTTTAAAAATGTCCATGATCTTCCTGTTGATCTGGCCAGGCACCGGCTTGAAGGTTTTCCTTTCAGGCATCTTCCTGGTCCCCTCTTCATGGAACACCAGGTAATCCACTCCAGGATAGACTTCGCCCTCCAGCTTTGTCCTGCTTACGCTCTCGTGAACAGATGTCATCATTCTGCCCGTGTCAACAAGGCCAATTAGTGATCTCCCTCTTTTCGATTTCCTGGCAATCGTAAAGGGAGAAAAAGGAGGCCATCCAAGGCTTTTCTTTTGCCCGGTCTTGATGTTATCGATAACCGTTTCCCGGGCCAGGGCAGTTGATCGAACCAGGGCGGCAAAGAGAGAGTTCTTTATTTTTCCCTTGGTCCTTTCCAGTCCCGCAATGGCCTCCCGCGCTTCAAGTCTAATCTTGATCATATCCTCATCCCGTGTCGTCCTCGAAGAAATCACTATTGATTTTCTCCATTCCTGATTCGACCGGGTTTGCAGAGGAATTATAGGCGTCAAGGTATTCCCTTGCACGCTTTTTCAGATTCTTGGGATGATCGCTCACGTTCGGCTCGGAGGCTGTAAAGAAGAACTCCAGAACCAGGCCTGCTGCATAGCAAGCACAAGCGTATTTTATCAGATCGTGTATCGGAGCGGAATAAGTAGCATCCTGCACTCCGTTGATCCACTTCTCGGCTTCTGTGATTCTCTTTTCTATGTCGTCATCCGACATTTCCGAATCGTCTATTTTAATCTGTTCCCAAACGTCCGCAACTGAACAATATGTTCCCATTCCATTACCTCGCATTTTCGGTCAAAACCGATTCAGGCAGCGACTGCCTTTGCCTGACTCAATTCAGGACTTCTTTTCTTCCTAAAAAAAAAATAAAGGAAAGGGATCCTTAGATCCCCGTTATTGTACAGAATGCATCGGTCTCGTAGATCACTGGCACGCTTCTCAGGAACGTGTTGAAAATGTACGACTGGTTCTTCAGCACGTAATCCTCTTCCACGTCCAGGTCCTCTGCGATAACAAGCTCTGCGATTTCAGGGCCTGTCGCCATCAAAAGGCCTGTTCCAGCAGTCATATCCCTGTCCATTCTTGGAGTGATCCCCAATTCCTTGATCAGGTCCATGTACCACTTGTCTGTGTTCGTGTTCCTTCTGAACAGCTCCCTGTACTGTACTGGATGCAGTAATAGTTCTTTCGGTTCGAATGTCGAACCAATTTCTCCTATCGCTGCAATCACGTCGTCCGTTGGATCGTTTGCGGCTGTCGACCAGTCGGAGCCTGCGTGTGTGTTGCCAGCGCCTCCGTACAATCCTGTGATCGTGTAAGGCGTGGTCGTTCCACTGATTATCATTGTGTTCTCCGCGTGCTGTGTGAGAATACTTGCTCTCCTCGCTTTCCTCGTGTTCAGAGGCTCGCCGTACTGTCTGCTTGACAGCAAGTCTTCTCTCGCGATGCTGAATGAAACTCCTGTCTTAGGAATCCATGTCAGCGCCCTCGTGATGTCGATGTCCATCCCCGGGAAGTTAGTTGCCTTCTTGATCTGGCTTGCAGATCCCTTGTCAGACTGAGCATCGTAGCCGTACTCTTGCCTTCCTATCCCGACTTTTCTGGGAGAAAGGACTTTCCTTCCAGCCAAGTCAATATATCGAGGCTCGATTACTGCCACTCTAATTTCTTGATACTCCTCACTGGTAAGGGCCGCATCGTTCTCAATTTGGTTTAACATTCTCATTTAGACCACCAAAATCCTGCCCCATGCGTTGTCACTTACATCATCTAGGGCTATTCCAACGATCTCGTAGTTCGTGCCTGATGCCGGCGTGTATGTTTCCACGTCTCCATTCGTCGAAGCGCTCACGAAGTCTCCTTCTGAGCTGCCTCCGTTTGAATAAAGATAGTAGATCTTCCCGGCTGTCAAAGCCTTCACTGCGACAACGTCTCCGTCTGCGTATTGCGAGTTTCCTGTTTTGTCGTAGATGGCTTCGTCCACATCCGCGACTCCAAGAACCGCAACATCCGCGCCGGTTGTCACCTTGACATCCCCGGCAGCTGTGCCAACCATTACCAGTTTCCCGAAAGGAATTGTCCCGTCGGCTTTCCTGGTGAAAGCGGCAGCAACCACTGCAGGATTGTCGTCATAAACTCTTGCAGCCATTACTTATCACCTCTCGCGTCGGCATACATTTGGAGCCTTTTTTCTTTAAGCTCGTCAACTTTGTCGTCTCCTTTGTCGTTCCAAAGCGTCCTTACCTGCTTTTTCCCGATGGAGTCTGTTTTTTTCTGCAGCTTTTCCACAGAGTCCTTGAGCGTCTTAGCCGCGTCACCTTGCTCTTCCACTTTCGCTTTGAGATCCTCGTTCTCTTTCTTGAGTTTCTCGTTCTCTTCCTTCAGAGTTTTGGTTTCGTCGGCTTCCTCGCCTTCCCCGTTGCCTTTGCCTTTGTCGCTGCTTTCGTCTTCGCCTTTGGTTTCATCCTCGGATTCGTCCTCGGACTCATCGTCAGATTCGTCCTCGTCGTCCTTGTCTTCCTTGTCTTTTTTCTTGTCCGCTAGTTTCTTCTTGAGTGCGTCGTTTTCCTTTTTAACATCCGCAACAGAGTCGTTGAGTTCCTTGATCCGTTCTATGGCCAAGTCCTCAAGTCCCTCGGGGGAATCTGCCTCTAAAACTTTCTGCAATTTGTCCATTTGATCCCTCCATAAACATTAAGGATTTATTCCGCCCCTATGTCCCACAAACTCCTATTTATACTTTTGGGTTTTTCAAGGCAAAAATAGGGCTTATTCACTCTATTAGACAAGAAATCGCACGCTTAGAGCCACCTGATTAACTTTCAATCCTTGTTGTAATGGATTGGCCTCTGCAATGCTTTTTCCAAATTCAAGCGTTTCATAATTAAGCAGCTGAAAAGGCATTCAATCCAACGCCATCCTTAGAACCAGCTCTTCCGCGTTGAACTAAAGCCAGGTGGTCAAAGAAAAAGTTCTCCTGGCGGAAATCGTAATTCTCTCCCTCAAATTCCCCGGGCTCGTTTACTTCGGTGCATCTGAATCCGACGCTCACGTCCTCCAAACGCCCCTTTTTAATGTCTTCAATCAGCCTCTTGGTTTTGGGCTCTTTTTTTACGAACACATCCCCATAGGGCCTCTTTCCTTTCTTATCCCATTTCACCGTGTCAAAAACAATGTACCCAACCTGCTGGCCCATGTTCGTGACAACCTTTTCTTTAGGATGCACGTAAGCAGTCACCGGCTTGCCCCTCAAAGAGTCCAGGGCTTTCCTCAATTCACTGGCCGGCTTGTAGTGCTTGCCGTTGTTGTACTGCTGCACCATCTCCTTCGTAAAAACAACGTCATGGAAAGTGATGCCCTCGTTTGTTTCAGTCCAAGCGTCTGCCTCCAGGCTGTCGCCTTTCATTCCAATAGAATCAACATGCCTTACAAATCCTTTTCCTGCAGCCTGGTCTTCAAGCTTCTTGATCAGTGCCTTGTCTGCCAAGGTTCTGTCTTTCGCGTTTGCCTGGTCTTCCAGCTTGCTAAAAAGAATCATGTCGCTAACGGAATCGTTCTTGTGTTCTGCGATCCATTTCCTTGCAGAGGCCACAGTCCATTTCTTCTTGTCAAATAAATAGGATTGAACTTCGCTGCCGCCGCCTTTTTTGAATCCGACAACGGCCTTAATTCCTTTCGCCGCGCTGATCGTGATCGTCCTCATCCGCACGTACTGGCCTGGGGCCTTCTGTCTCATCCGTATATAATTTTCCGTGATGTCCGGCGCAGGCATAATCAATCACTCCTATGTCCCACATTCTCCTTAATATATTTTTGCCTTTTTCAGGCAATAATGTGCTAAAAGCCCCCAGGCCCTGCATTTTCCTGGTCAATCCTTCCCATCCAGGCCATGCACATTCCTTCTATGTCCCACGTTCTACTATTTAAATCTAAGTCTTTTTTCAGGCGATTTCCAGCGTAAGCGAGGGCTTTCTTAGCTTCACGTCAAGGCTTGGCTTCCTCAGCTCCACGTCCAGTGACTGCTTCCTCAGGTAAACATCCAGTCCGGATTTTATGAATGGCACGTAAAGGATCGCGTCCGCCGTCATTGCCTTTGTCACGGTGCCTATCAGCATCGCGTCGGCGGTGAATGTTTTTGTTGTCACTAATCTCAGGATGGCGTTAGCTATAAAGGTCTTTGTTGTCCGGAGCCTGATCCATGCGTCCGCAGTAAAGGCCTTCGTTTTCCTTGCCCTCAAAATAGCATCAGCAGTGAATTCTTTCGTCGCTACTAAGCGCAGCATGGCATCCGCGCTGAAGGTCTTCGTAATTATTTTAATCAGTACTGCGTTTGCTGTGAAGGTTTTTGTTGCTGTCGCCTGCAAGATTGCATCAGCTATGAAGGTCTTCAGGCCTGTCGCTCTCAAAAACGCATCCGCAGTAAAGGTCTTCTCTATCCTGCTTACAACTATTGCACTAGCTGTGAATGTCTTTGTGGAAGTCTTGCGCAGGAAAACGTCAGCTGAAAAGGTTTTGCTCAGCCTTTGCACAACGATTGCGTCCGCTTCAAAGGCCTTGGTTCCTGTTCTCCTCAAAAAAGCGTCTGCAGTGAATGTCTTTGTCAAGCCCTGCTTTTGCAGGAAGGCATCTGCAGTGAATGTCTTTGTGAGCCGGTCAACCAAAATGGCATCGGCTTCAATTGTTTTCGTTTGCCTGGCCCTGAGGAAAGCATCCGCACTAAACTGCTTTGTTCCTGTCTTCCTCAAATAGGCATCCGCAGAAAACGTCTTCGTGAAAACGGCTCTTAAGAATGCATCCGCAGTAAATGATTTGGAATAAGTTACTCGTAGTAATGCATCTGCCGTAAAGGTTTTTGTCAGCCGGTTGACAACCACCGCGTTCCCGGTGAATGTTTTTGTTTGCGTTACCAGCAGGAACGCATCGGCAGAGAACGTCTTCGTCTCCCTGTTGACTAAGATCGCGTCCGCAATAAATTCCTTTGCCTGAACCTTCCTCAGGAAAGCGTCAGCTGTAATCTCTTTTGTAAACGTGGCCTTTAGGATTGCATCTGCCGTAAATTGTTTTACTGTCGCAACCTGCAAAATCGCGTCGGCAGTAAAAGCTTTTGTAAGGCCTTTGCTCTGCAAGTATGCATCCGCTGTGAACTCTTTCGTAAATGTAGCCTTCAATATTGCATCCGCAGAAAACTCCTTTGTCTTTCTTTTGATTAATACTCCAAAGCCTTCCGCGCAGGCTTCAGCGCCATCTGCTCCAATCCAGCAAATCGCCACGTCCGTCCAGGCCGGCAAGCTGTCAGCTGTCAGAATCTGGGCCACCGTGGTTGTTTTCGCCACCGCGTCTGTTGCAGGATTGAACTCGTACGAGTCGTTGGCAAGGATCGGATCCCAGGTATCTAAGTCGCAGTCGCGTATCCTGAACTCCATCATCGTATTGTCGTGTTCCCAGATAACCGAAAACAATCCATCCTCATGCTCTACTATTCCAACTCCGCCGTTTCCTGTAGTCCTTGCGTCAACAGTTTCCGCTGCCTGCCAGGCCCCAGTAGCCCCCAGAGCCCTCTCCCTGAATTCAACACTCCCATCAGCAGCAACATAAACAACATGAACGTGCTTATTTCCTGAATCTTCCGAATGCTCAAAATCAAATCTTGCTTTTGTAGCATAACCTGTAGCAATTGTTTGCTCAGTTTCAAAAGCATTATTATCCCAATACCTTGACTTCAGAGTTGCTCCTTCCTTCCAACAAATTATCATATCATTCTTTTCTGCTTCCTCACCAACCGACCTATCAGAACATCCCCAAATTATAGCAGTATTATCTACATTGCTTACATCCCGCTTTGCATCCCAAGCAGTTATATCCCCTGTGCTTGTTTGAGTTTTTGATTGCACCCACTGTTTGCCTGTAGAGGAATCATAAAAAACAGCAGTAGCCCAAAGCAAAGGATTTTGGTTTCTATCTGATGCCAAATTGACTTTTTTATACCAATCGCCTGATTCTGTTGCATCAAAGACCTTGGTTGTATTTTGCCAAGCCCAACCTGTTGCAGATGCCTCATCTGATTCCGCTACATAAGTGTCCGTTCCATCCGAGTAATGGATTGTTGTCGGAATGATTCCGTCTCCGCCTCTGACAGTAAAGCAAGCTCCGCAGCCCGGACAGCTAATCGTCGCATTCGCATTCGTGGCCCAGTTGTCCCCTGCCAAGTTGTCTTTATGGATATACTCAAAAATGAGATTGTCTCCGTTCTGCCTTGATCTCCAGTAATAGGGATCGTTAAACCACATTTTTCTTTGCCAGTTTCCTCCAAATTCTCTTCCGCAAACCAGCTGCGCATCCGCTGTAAAAGTCTTTGTTTGCACGGCCCTAAGATAAGCATCCGAGGTGAACGTCTTCGTCAGCCTGTTCACTAAGATGCTGTCTGCAGTGAATTGCTTTGTCTCCGTTGCCTGCAAAAAGGCATCCGCTGTGAACTGTTTCGTGTATGATTTCCTCAAGTAAGCGTCTGCGGTAAAAGTCTTCGTCTGCTGCTTTCTCAAGAAAACGTCAGCTGTGAAGGTCTTCGTATAAGTCTTCCTCAAATACGCATCAGCAGTAAACTCTTTTGTCAGCCGCTCCACTATGATAGCGTCTGCCGTAAACTCCTTTGTGAATTGCGCTCTCAAGAAAGCGTCAGCTGTGAGCTCTTTCGTGTGCCTGTTTACCAGGATTCCGTCTGCCTCAAATGTTTTGCTCTGCTCTTTCTGTAGATAGGCATCAGCTGAAAACTCTTTTATCAGCCGGTCCACTACTATGGCATCTGCAATAAATTCCTTGCTCGCTGTCTTGCGCAGGAAGGCATCTGCAGTGAATGCCTTCGTTTCCACCGCTCTCAGGTAAGCATCCGCAGAAAAGGCTTTGCTCAAAGTCGCCTGCAGGAAAGCGTCAGCTGTGAATGCCTTGGTTTCTCGGTTCACAAGGATTGCATCTGCTATAAAGGTCTTCTCAACGGTAGGTGAAGTAATTGTAAAGTCTGCTGTTGCAGACCAATCACCTGCAGTATATCTAACAAGGCGCCCATCTCCTGTGAATGTTTTTGTCAAGCCGCTTGCTTTCAAAATCGCATCGGCAGTAAAGGTTTTTGACAACCTATCGACAAGGATTGCGTCAGCAGTGAAGCTCTTGGTGTATGTTACAGAAGGCGAGGAATATCCCATCAAATAAAAATCGCAGCTTGAGCTTTCAACATAGTATTCAATAATCTGGCTTGCATCGCATTCGCAAGAAGCATGCACCATCAAGTTGTTTATCCTGTCATGGATGTCCTCTGCAGTCCCGTTTTTTCTAACACCAAAATAGCCATCTTGAGGACTAATCTTAACATCAAAGAAGCCTCCAGTGGCCCCTGCAGGCAATGCGTTTCCAAAATCTGTCCATGCATCTGCAACTGTTGTACCCATATCCGTTGCATTTGTATTCATAATAACCTTTTCTTTGATGTACCCAAGCAAATAAAAGCGCTGATAAGAATAGCCTCTATATACTTCGCAAACCTCCGAACCGTCCACGCCTGTTATGAGTCCACAAATATCATTAGCGGTTCCAGTTCTGTTATCAGTGCTTCCGTTCTTCCTTGCGTTTCCAGCAGCATAAGCTCCAAAAGTAGCAACAGACTCTAAACAGGCAGCAATGGCTGTATCTCCGCCTGTATCAGACGAAATATCCACATCCTGCCAGCCAGTGGTGTCTCCTGGCGTCTTATCAGGCGCGTTAGTAAAAAAGCTTGCCTCATCTTCAAAGTAGCCAACAAGCCAGACATCAACCTCTGAAGCATCCTCTACCTTCACTTCAAAAATGTCGTCACCGTCAATTCCGCAGGTTGTCCAGAAGTGCCCAAGGTTCTCTATGTCATAATAGCGGTTGTCTGTGCTGCCGTTTTTCCTATAGCCGAAATTTACATCGCCTGCAACATTGCTAACAACGTGCAGTATCACGCCAGTTGCATTGACTGAAACATGGGCAGTGACGTCTATGTCTGTCCAAGTCGCATCTACTGCATGCGCCACGTTAACTGGCGTAATCCATGAAACTACCATAAACTATGCCTCACTCGATGGCTGTTGCTTTAATGCCCAATTCTATTCCTTCAGCTTTCAGAGCAGCAATTCTGGCGGCTGCTTGCTCGTTCTTCTTGCCAATGACCTTACCGTCTCTGTCTATGTCATCGTTGTACTCTGCCTCTGGAATTTTGTCCTTTGCAGGCTGCTTTAGGTTTTCCTCGTGAAAGTCAACTTCTCTTTCGAGAAAAATAAGCCCGTGTAGCTTGTCGAACTGTTCCTTTGTTAGAATCCCATAGGTTCTGAAAGGCTTCTTGTTGTAGTAGCAGTCCGATAGCTCGTCATGCACTGCGTTGTACTTGTGGTCTATTACCTTCCTTAGCTTCTCGAACTGAATTCCTTCAAAATTTCTCTCCATGATTTTTCCCTCCTTAGTCGGTTAAATTTAATTCTTTAATCCTCCACCATTTGTTTCCTGGAGTAAGCGTTGCATTGTACCGCACGTCATTTTCAAAGTAAGCAGAATCCAGGCCTGCTGCCGGCATTGGCTCCCAGCTGTCGCCGTCCCAAAATTCCCAATTTGTTTGGCTTGTGTAAGAATTTGCTTCTAATTCAATATCCTGGAAATCAACGTTTGTCTTGTCAACCTGTAAAAGAAAATGCTTTTTTCCCCCTCCTGCATCATATATACTGGATGTCGCAACCATGTAAACAGGGCTTGGCACTGCTGCGGCATCCTTCGGGCTCACTATTATTGGAATTGTGGATATGAGTATGGCACCAGTCGTAAATGTTTTCGTCAGGCCCGGTGTCTGCAAGTATGCATCTGCTGTAAAGGTCTTAGTAAGCGTGACTTTTAGGATTCCATCAGCAGTAAAAGTTTTTGTTAAGCGATTAACCAACACTGAATCTGCTGTGAAAGTTTTGAGGTAAGTTCCTTTTAGGATTGCATCTGCTTCAAATGTTTTAGAGAAAGCTGCTTGAAGAAAGGCATCAGCAGTAAAAGTTTTTGTTAATCCAAGTGATTGTAAAAAAGCATCAGCAGTAAAAGTTTTTGTTAAGCGGTTAACCAGTATTGAATCTGCTGTGAAAGTTTTTGTTAAAGTAGACACTTCTGCTGGACCGTAAACGGTATCGTCGTAGTCTGTCGTGGTTACCCACGGTTCGTGGTCTGCTGTGTAATAAGTCACGCCTCCAATATTTTTCGTGTAGGAAACGGATTTGTCCACGTCGGATTCAAGCAAGTCACCATTTGAGTCGTATATGTAAAAGCTTACTTTGTTTCCGGGATTGTCAACGACAACCCGAAGCTTGTACCAAGTGTTGTCTAATGGCGTGGTGGTAAAGGTTGCATCGCCGCCTTGCCAATAGTAGTGGAACTCATCGTGCCATATTCTTAGACTAGCCATTGTGCCTCCGTCAACGTCGCGAATATATACCCAGACCGCCCAATCGCTCCCGCAATCGCTTGTTCTAGCCCAAGTAAAAAAGTCATAGCTTGGCTCGTCCATTCCAGACCTTGTGATGCTGATTAGCTGAGTGTCGTTGACTCCGTCGGTTGTAAATCGACAGCCATAGCTTCCGTTTTTTGCAGCTGCCCCCACTACTGTGATTGTTCCGCCAGTGGTCTCTGTTGTCCAAAGGGGCTTTAGTTCACCGCTTTCAAAATCGTCATATGCCATTTTTTCACATCCTTTCTTTTGTTTCTTTCTTGACCAGAATCGCTCCGGCAGACACTGCCTTCTTTCCCTTTTTCAAAAGCACCGCGCCCACAGTGAAATGGTGCTCGTCAAAGCACTTGGTCTCAGCCGGCAGAGGACTCCCTATCGCATTATAAGGGGCTTCTCTCCATTTGCCTGCGAGCTCTACATGCCCGTCCCCGAAAACGTAAGCAATATCCTGCACGTTTCTTCCTTCTATCGTGGCCTGCCATCCCACCAAGTAAACAACCGTTCTTTTTTCTCTGATGAGTTCCGGCTTCTCTTTCCCGAACTGCATTCTCTCCAAAACTCTGCGCCTGTAAATCAGCCTGCGGCCCGGCTCCATAAACATTTTGAACAAAAGCCTGTCCGGCTGCTCCCTTGCTGCAGCCTTCCTTATCTCAAAAGCAGCCAGCCTATACCGGTCTATATCCGGGTACTTGTTTTCCTTTCCGTCTTCCTCGAACTGGCACAAGCTCGTGCCGTCCTTGTAAATGGCCTTCCAGTAAATACTTTGTCGCATCATTCTCTCCTCCGTAGTGTTTCCAGGAATTTCTGAGCAGTTTCTTTCTTCAAAACAAGCTCTGGCAGAATCCATTCAGTAAATCTTAAGCAGTCATAGAAAGAGTGAAGCGTCCAACAATACTGTGCACTCCAATGTGCCTTCCAGCTCTTTTGCTTTCCTCTTCTTTGCAAAATGCCGCCTACATTAGAAACAATGTAATCCAGCACGAATTTGTCTCTTTCAATTAAAGCAATTCTCACCATGGGCTTTACTCTTTTCCCATCTTCAACATAGAAATTGCCTTCACCGTCAAGTAATCCAGCAAGCCAGCACTTAAATTTCTCGCTTACTTCAAAATTCAATCTACATTCTTTTCTCTTTTGTTTATTGGAGTCCATTGTATTGGTCCCTCCCTCCTTTTTTTTATCTGCTTTTCAGCAGTTGCCTTTCTGTCTTCCTGATTTTCTTCCGCCGCCACCGTACGGCCCTTTTCCATCTCTGTTTGGCATTTGGATTTCCTCCCTTTTTTTTAGCAGCCATCTAGTAGCTACTATTCTTTTCCTTTATATCTCGTCGTACTGCCAGGTGAACGTCTCGTTTGCAAGGTCTCCTGGGCTTGCTGTTGAGTCGACTTCCATGCTCAGAACGATGTAGTCCGTTGTCTCGTCTATCGCGTCGATCTGGCTGTCTGTTTCCGAAATGGTTACGCTTCTCGGATCTCCACTTCCGTAAGTGAAGAAGTCTGTTGCTGTTGCCACGTCCGTGTGGTTCGTGATCACTTCGTTCGTGTCAGAAACATCATAGCCTGTTGTCGCTCCGCTGTTGTGCACCTGCACTCCGTCGCCAATCTTCACTGTGATCCCGGTCCCGAAGCCGCCTTCGTCCGTGTAGATCTTCACGTTGTCGACCTTGGTGCTCGGCGCTGTCGTGCACTTCAGGTATATCTGCTTCCACCTGCTGTACTCTGTTCCTGCTGCCGGAATCGGCATAGGATCGTTGGCATCTATCGTTGGGTTGTCTGCCTGCTTGAACCTAATGTTTGGCGGTCCCAAGGCGTCTGTGTTCGTGCTTGTTCCTGGGTTGTTGTCTGTTCCCCCGGTGTCCAACATCACATTAAATGCCGCTGCCATCCATATCACCTCCGTTTAGTTTTATGGCAAATCCTTCACTACTCGAATGTCAAATCTCCTCGTAGTGATGATCTTTCCTCCTGAATACGTTATCTGTAATTCAGCATGATACAGTCCGACGTTATTCAGCTCGTCGGCTGCTTTGGTGTAATGGCACACGCCGTTCGCATAGGGCGTCTGCTTTGCGCAGGTTGATTCAAGCTCTAGCGTCGCGCTGCCTGGCGCTGCAGCCTTGATCGCTATTTCTGTGACGTCTGTCAGGTCAACCGGTGTTCCGGCATAGTCTTTTACCGTCAAGGGATGCGTGGTAAGCTTGTCGTTCTGCACGACTTCCAGGACTTCAATTTCAGCCATCCTCAGCTCCTCCCGAAATATGCCACGACTGTGCATCTGCAGTTTGGCTCTTCTAATTCTGACGGCGTGTTGTCAAGGTTGAAAATGTGCCCGTTCAAGAGCGCATGGCTTGGCCTCACAACGTCATCGCCAGCTGTAATATATTTTACTTTTTTCACTTTTCCCGAATCCCTGTAAGACTGCTTTATGGACTGCGTCATGGCTCTGTGCGATTCCGTTCTCGCAATCGTGTCCGCGTTGTGCTTTGCCCCGTCGACAATCAGCTTCACTTTCTTCCTGATCTTCGGAATGCCTTCCCCAGCCAACACGCTCTCCTGCACCGCGAACAGCGTCTTCTTTGTCACGTCCTTCCCCACGCTGTTCACAAAAACGTAATTCGACTGCTTCAGAATTTTCTTGATCTGCCCGGCCTTTTCGCTGGCCATGATGTTCATGTTCAGAAGCAGTTCCGACTTGTCCCAGCCGTATTGCCAAGAAGCGTCCACGTTCTTGTCAACGGCTGCCTTCACTTTCTTGGCCCTGGCCTGTTCGATAACCTCTAGCTCTCTCTCCAGGTCTCCGAAATCGTCCGTAATAATTCCCTCGACCTCGCTTCCTTTAATCGCTTTCATTAGCTCATTGACCGAGAAAAGCTTGCCCAAGTCCGCTGAATATTCGGCCTCCAGCTTCTCGACCTCATCAGCCTCCAGATTGGTCTCGTCAGAGTACTCAAAATCTATCTTTACACTGTCCGGCGTGTCCTGCATTGCTTCCTTTTCAATCTCTTCTTTTACCTTGTCCGGATCCAAAACTCCGGCCTCGATCCTAATCTTCTCGGTCTCGGCCTTGAGCTTGTCTATCTCAGCCAGTTCCTTCTCATCCATTTCCTCCAAAGGATTCCACTCAATAGAAAACTCTCCCTGGGCGACCTGCTTCGTGTCCTGCAAAATCCTGATGAGCTGCTCGATGACCGGCGTCTCGTCGAGCTCCTGCTTTGAGGAAATGTCCGAATAGTAGTCCTTCAGATTCATTTCGCTGCCTGTGACGGCCCCTGCTGCAGCGCCCTCCACTATCTGCAGGGGAATGTCAAAACTCATGGCCACGGCCTCCAAAGCCACCTTAAAATAGTTCTCCGGATTCAAAGCGCTTCCTTTTGCCCCGGTAAAAGCAATCTCCGTGTCGTCGTCGCTAACCCATCCGGTCAAGGAGTTCACGTCCTTCCACTGCTTTTTTATCTTGTTCATTTCAGTAGGGGATCCGCCCTTCTTTTTGATATGCGGAAAACCGGAGGCATACCTGTAAAATCCCTGGCCCGTGCTCCAGATCACGTTGTCCAAAACAGTCAGATAGTTGTAGGCCGGCTTCACAAAACCTATTCCGTTCATGCTGTTCCCGTAAGTGTTCACCGGCAGGAAAATGAACCGGCTTGCATGAATTGTTTTCGCTTCGCCTTTCCCGATCTTTACTTTTGCCGCAATTATTTCCCCGTATGTTTTCGAGTTCTCGTCCTCGTCCAGAATCAGTTTCCTCACGTCGCTTGGCGTGATGATGCTCAAATAGTCCAGGCTCCTTGGGTTCTCAACCTTTTCGCTTAATTCTCCCTCGTCCGAAAAGCCCAAGGCAAGCAAAGCGTATCCTTCGACCATGCCAACCTTCCTGCATTCTTTCAGATTCCACTGCAGGTTCAAATGCGCCACGCCGGTGTCACGCAGCTTGGAGCTCTTCGAGGAAAAGACGTCGGTCACGTCCTTGATCAGCTGCTCGTTTTCCGATTTGATAAAAAACCAGTTGTCAAAAGTGTCGGACGCAATCTTGTTGACGAGCTTTCGTGTGATCCCGTTTCTCTCGTACGCCTTCCTGCAGTGCGCGTTCGTGATGTTCGCAGTCCAGAGGTCGCCCTTGGTCAAGGCCTCTGTTCCCTTGTCTCTAAGTTTCGGAATAAGCAGGCCGTCAACAAACTGCTTCCCTCTACTAATAGCGTCACCGATCACAGACATAAGCATTCCTCGCGAGAAAACCGTCCCTATGTCCCTCAAACTTCTATTTATACTTTTACTTTTTTTCAGCGTTTTCAGGCAAAAAAGCTTCAAATTCCAGCGTCGAAGTGTTCTGTTTTGTTTCCTGCAACCCACAAGGCCAGGGCTATGCTCCAGAAGGAATCCCCGTGCCCTTCAGGTGTTTCAAGCGCCTGGAGGTCCCCGTCGACTACAAGGATCTGGTCAATCATTCTCCGGTCGTTCAGCAGCTCTATTTCCTTGTTGTCAACCATTTTCTCGAAATTGGTCGCCATGTCATGCTTTGTCGTTGTCTTGAAAACAACCGGCTGCAGGACATTGCTTAGTTCTCCGCGCTCGACGAACGATTCCATCTCTCCCCTGGTCGCATCATAGGCCCCACTGTCGACCTTGAACCTTCTCACAAGCTCGTTGACGTGCCTTCTCTGGTCGTCGTAATTCCATTTGTCCATGAACTTCTGGTAAATCTGAATCCAGTGCCCTGCCGGGCGCTCCTCAAAAATGGCTACATGGGACGGATGCACTTTCTTCCCAATGTCCCAGCCCAGCACTACATAACTGTCTCTTAGCATTTCCTTTTCCTGCTGCAGCGAAGCATTCACCACGGTCATGACTTTGTCACGAGTCATCCAGGCCTGCTCCGTCCACACCGGCTTGCATAAATACTCCTGGCTGAAAACTCTGTCCCCCAGCTCTCTTTTCCTTCTCATCAGCTCTTCCCAAGGCATGTACTCCGGCCACAGGGCTTCCTGCGTCGCCCAGTCCTTCACTGCCGGCAAAACCTGTACCTTGAATCTCTCCGTCAGCTTCTTGTCGAAAAAGAAATCGAAGTCCGTCTGCGGAGTCCCGACCACGTGCATCTGGCCCCCGGTCTTCAGCATGCCCATTACTTCCGTCACAAAAATCCTGTTTATTTTGTTCACCACAGTCGGATTCAGCTTGTTCTCCGGATCCCTCAAAGGATCGTCCACGTAAATCCTCGGGCAGTGCACTCCCCTCTTGAACGAAAGCAATCCGTTCGGCGTAAGCCTTGTTACCTCATGCCTTTTTTCCATCCAAGCATATTTCAGGATCCCTTCCGCCGTCGGCTTCAAGTCAATACAATCCTCGTAAAACGGGTTCCTTTCAATAAGCTGCTTGATCTTTCCCCCGTGGTATGCCGCCATCTTCGTGTTGTAAGAGAAGTACTGGCACTCCAGGCCCGGGTTGTAAATCAGGTCATACATAAAATGCGCGTACAAGCTCGTGCTCTTGAAGTGATCCCTTGCGCTCACTCGCATTGTCCTGTCGTTCTTTCCCAAGAACTCGGCGGTGCTGTAGACGTGCTGCCCTTCGGTGAATCTGTCGAAAGACCTCGAAAAAATATGCTCCATGAAATAGGGAAAATTGTCCTCTCCTGCAATGATGTGCCTGGCAAACTCTTCCTCATCCATGCTATCCCCGGGTTTCAACTCTCTTCAGGTCCTCCAGTGCTGCCTGCTTGTCCCCCAGGAATTCTATTGTATTGGGCCCGAATTTCACTCTGGACTTGTGGCCCAAGCAGGTTATTCTCCTGTGGGCTTCCTTCAAGATGTGCTTTCCTCGAATCTTCCCGACATGCTCACGGTCCTCCACGCGCACTATCCCCCTATTGATTACGTAAGCTATGTATTCTTTCCAGATCCTCGCCCACCTCATTCTCCTAGGCGCAACCGAAGGCTGCAAAGGAGGTTTCTTCTCTTCCTTCGGCCGCGCCCTGGCAGCTTTCTTTTCTTTAAGCAGCAATTTCTTGAATTCTTTTTCCGATGCAGTCTCCCCGTAGACCTCTGGCTTGACTGCAGCAGGCTTTTCCCCGGCCTTGAAAAACAATTCTATTTCCTGCAGGATCCTCTTTATTTTCGTTGTAGCCGCGAACTCCTTGCCGTCCCATGCGTATGTCTGCCTGCATCTGGCGCACGCTATCCTCCCGGGATTCTCCTTTGCGATGTTGAAGTCCCTCGATCCGCACTTACACACTTGCTTTTTCATGGCTTTCCTCCTTTTCCTTTTTTACCTGCCTGCCTATTTCCAGGATTTTCTGGACAGTGATTCTGCCAGATAGCTCAAGCTTCTGCGGAATAACATCAACATAACCCAAGTCCTTATATTGCTTGAATTTTGAATCCGCCTGGTGCTGCAGCAACTGCAATGCCGAAATTTTGGTGTTGTCCGATTTTGTAGAGTTCGCAATCTTCATGGCCTGGTTTCTTATTGCCCGAAGATCAGCATACAAATCAGCCAAGCGATCTTCTGGAGAGGACTTTCTGAACAGCTCAAGGTTCCGTTTCCTTATTTTCTTCCTGTACCTTTCAACCTGTCGTGTTGACACGCCTATTTGTTCTGCAATAGCCCGACAGGAATAACCGTTTAACAGAGCGAATTCAACCTTTTCCAAGCGCTTTTCTATTTCTTCCTTAGTTGCTTGCTTAGCCATTTGAAGCCTCCATTTGCGACACATTTTTGCCTTCCAGATAGCTTTTGCTGATGACTGCAAGCGCTTGGCCTTTGGAATCTAATCCTGTTTTGTTCAAAGCATCCAAGATGACTTTTTCTTTTTTAACGCTTACTACGAATGTGAGCGTTATTGACTGATCCTCTGGTTGCTCCACCATTGCGGAGAAATCTTGTGGGGCCTCTAAGAGTTTTAAATAGTTTTTGAGTTCTTTTTCTTCAAATGCCAGGGCTTTCGATAATTCTTCAAGGGAATTATCCTTGTTTAGTTGTTCGATTAGCGCTGCCAACTGCATGTCCTGCATGTATCCCTTTATATTGTTCATGGCAATAGTGGCTTTTTTGGCCTGGTTGTCATCCATTTCTACTATAACACAGTCTATTTGTTCAAGATTTGCCTGCTTTGCAGCCCTGAATCTGTGCGCTCCGTCGATTATCTCGTATCTTTTGCCTTTTGGTCTAACCAGAATGGGCTGAACCATTCCTTTTTCTTTGACGTGGCGGACTAGCGCAGCGAGCTTGTTTTCCTTCATCACATTCGGGTTCCAGTTGTTTTCCGCGAGCTTTGACAGCTCTATTTTTTTTATCTTCAATTCAATTACCTCCATATTTCAAATTTCCAATGTTTCTTTTTCCTTTGCCATAGCCTCCGACTTCTGTCTGCATTTTTGGATCTCTGGCAGCCATACCTGATAGCGTGTGCTTTTTTTCGTTGAAGACATCCGAGTAAGGCGGGCTAAAGCTAATCATGTCTATGCTGCCTCCGCGTTTTTTTTTTCAAAAACCAGGACATCTTCGTACTCTGCAAACGGATCGCCGGAAACCTTTTCAGGATGCTTTTGATAAAATTTCTTGCGCGCGTTGCGAATCCAAAAAGAAACAGTTTCAAGCTTTCTATACTTTCTTTCTTTAAAGGAGAATCCTGCTGCTTGACAGAGTTTTATCGTATCAAGGTCCAAGCGCACCATTTCGCCTTTCCGGACAAAGTTTTTAGTAACCAGCGCCATTGCCCCCCCCCGTCTTAAAACATCAAAACAGCCTTTGTAAACTAATAGCATGGCGTCAAAGTAGGTTTCACCGGAAAGATTACCTAATTGCTCTTTATTTGATTTGTCTTTAGAATAAGTATCCATTTCTGCTCGACCTTCAACAACGTCCTTCCCTCGAGCATTGTGTTTTAAACCACTCGTATTATCTTCAAAAGGCGGGCTTGTAATTACTGCATCAATCTTGTCAGTGTTTTCTTTTAAGACCTTTGAAAGCTGCCTGGAATCGCCCTTGAGAATCGCTGCCTTTCCCATGCCCTTAATCTTGTTCCTGAAAACCTCAACGCTTTTCAGATTCAACTCAATAATCGAAACAAACTTCTGCTCATACTCAACTCCTATCGCGTTCCGACCAAGCAGCACTGCTTCAATCAAGGTCGTGCCAATGCCGGCCATGGGATCCAAAACAATGTCCCCGGGCTTACTATACTCAGTGATAATTTTTTGCACTAAAAAAGTCGGCATCTTTGCAGGATGAACCAGGCTTGCTTTGTCATAGTACCTGCGCTGTTTTGCTGAAGAAACTTTGGGAAAAATCCAGACATCCTCGGGCTTGATTTGGTTGTAATAATCTTCAGCCATCCAATTCCCCCATGCTTTTTTCGAACTCTTCCGGTGTTTCTCTTATTGTCATTACTTCCTTCCTGCACTTCTGGCAGTATAGCTTATAGTGCGCAGGCCCTAAAAGCTGCACGCGGAACACTTTTCCTCCGCACTTGCATTTAATTCTTTTTCCTGGTAACATCTGATTCCTCCCTATGTTCATTAAGCCTTTGAAGCAAATCCATTGCCTCTTTTGCAGTTTTTTCGTCCCCCTCCATTCCTGATAAAACTCTTTCAAAAAAAACAAGTCTTTCTGGAGGAGGAAGAACGCGCACGATTTCGGTAACAAGGCTCAATGCAACAAAGTCCCTGCACCTTTGGTTCAATGATTTCATGTAATTAAACAGCTCATGTTTCATGCGAAACACAAACCTTGCATGAAAAATTTCCTCTTTTAAATCTTCTTCACTAACGTCAGGCCACATAAGTTTTGCAGCCTTCAAACTCATTTTCTCGTCCTTATTCAAATCCATTTTTTCACACTCCGTAGTCGGTGCCGCCGGCTCCCTGAACCTCAAGCGTTCTCACTCTGGAATGCAGGAGGTTGTTTTTCTTCCTCAGCTCCTTTACTTGTTGCTTCAATTCCTTCACTTCCAGATTAAGCAGCGCCAGTTTCTGGTTCGTTCTTTCATCCACCATCTGCTTTACTAATCCCTTGATGTCTGCCATATTCTTCCCGTTTTTCCAATTTTTATAAGACCACTACGCGTGCCTTCCCGGCGCATTTCTTTATGGCCCTGATTCCCTTCAAGGCGTTCCTCTTCCTGGAGTAGCCTTCGCTTTGCGCGATGATCTTGCCGTTGCCTGCTCTCAGTCGGAAGAACCATTCCGGCGTGGCCTCGCCTTCGAATACTTCAAACTTTCCCCTCACGTTTCTCACCTCCCTCTTTTTTTCTCCTGCATAAGGCTGCCTTGTAGTCCTCAAATCTGACGACTCCGCCGGCATGCCCAATAATTACCTCGGAGTCCACCATTACTTTGTATCCGAGCGCCCGGACTCTCTCACACCAGACAAGGTCTTCGCCGCAGTTCTGGCCCCACTCGGTTCTCTTGTAGTCAAAGAAATACCATCCGTGCTTCTTAATCAGCGCCTGGTAAACCTCCGGCCTGCACAGCAGGAATCCGAATCCCAGAGAGTCCGCTTCAAAAAACCTTTTTTTCGGCAGCTCCTCCAGATACAGATAGCTTGCGTCCCGTCCCTCCAGATACAGGTTTTTCTTTTTGGTTCCCTTGACTTTGTGCTTTTTAAAAATAAGCGGATAGTGCCTGCTGTCTTTCGTGAAGTACACTCCACTCAAGATGTCGAACTTCTTTTGCTCCGCATGCCGCACCAGCTTCTCAACGTCCTCTGCCGAAAAAACCGAATCCGAATCCACGTGCAGAATCCACTCGAACTGAAAATCCGCGTAGGCCCTGAGCATCGCTTTCGCAAGCTTCGTCCTGGCCTCGTGGATGTAGGTGTCCCCTTTCGTTATCGAGACAACGTTGTGGCCCCTGGCTATCAGGTTGATGATCGCGTTCTCTCCGGCCTGGTCTGCCTCCCAGGGCCTGCTGCCGTAAAGCGGTCTCAGCAAAGCTATGTTCACAATATCTCCTCCACTTTCTTTGGGTCTTTTAAAAACTTGGTAACCAAGCGCGGTTCTGTAGAACAATAATCAGCCGCTTCCTTCATTGAAAAAGCAGTAAAGGCATCTGATTCAATAATCTTCTCAAGCTCAGCAACAGAATACCTTGGCTCGCCTTCAAGAACCCAATCCAGAACCATCCTTTGTATGTCCCCACTTTCAGTCAGTTTGCCTGTCAAATCTTTTTTTATTTTTTCCTTGATTTCTTTCTCGCTTCTCAATCCCATTGAACCGCCTCCTCCAGCCTTTCTGCCTTGGCTCGCTTCAGGGCATTCACATACAGCACTACGGCCTGGCGCAAGGTGTTCGCCTCGACAGAAATGCCCAGCTTTGCATTCTCGACATGGAACGGCTCCCCTGGATCCTTATAAACGTCGACATCAATCTTTCCGTGCATTCTGCCTGACCTCCCTCTTTCTTATTTCCTCTTCGCCCCATTGCTTGATCTCGTTGAATTTTTCCAGAGGCAGGAAAATGACCTCTGCTTCCTCTGTCACAAGCTCCACGAACTTCTGGCCCATGTGCTCTGTTATGTCCGGGTTGTCGATGTCTACTGCTGCAATATCGTTCAGCGCGATCTTCGGATCTGTTATCTTTACAAAGACCTTGCTGCCCTTCACTCGAAAGGCCTTCATTTGCAGCGTTGTCTTTGTTCCTTCCTCTATTTCCGGGTTTGCTTTCAATCAATCACCTTCTTTTGTTTTTTTATCCAATGCAACGGATCGCGAATCTTTTCCCCTGGAAACGGCTTCGCTTCGCTTCCGCCGAATCTTTCAAAGTACTGCTTCTTGAATCCGTCACAAATATCCCTGGCCGCGCACTCCAAGCACTTGTCCGAGTAAGTGTAAAGCGCGTGCCTTTGCTTCCTGGCAACCGTCTTGTAAGCGAATGCCCTGCCTTTTTCGGTGCCTTTGTCGACGAATGCGTCGATGTAGTACTGCATGTCCAGCTTGTCTGCCGGCGCCCTTGTTATTGGCGAGTACCAGCTTGCGAAATCCCACTCGTGGGAATCGTAAGGCAGCTGCATGAAATTGTAGCTCTTCTCTTCATGCCCGGGCAGGAGGCAATGCGGGAAGTACCTTACGTTCGCTTCCAGCCCGACCGAATCGCAGTATTCCAGTGCCTTGACCAGGTGCGGCGCTATCTCCGAGTGCTTTGCCTGGAAGTCTATCGCCTTCATTTTCCTCCATTCGTAAAACGGGTTGAACTCAATGAAGTTGATCACTCTCGCCTTCCTTTCATGGCACCATTCGGCTATGTCTTTCAGCAGTCCCATGTTCGTTTTTACCATGGTGCAGTTTGCCCTCCAGGGAATCCCGAGCTCGTTGAGGTTGTCTATTGCCTTCTCTACGCTCTGGAACGCTCCGTCCTTTTGGGTGACCGCGTCGTAGTCCTCATAAAGGTTGTGAACCGAGCAGAGGAAATCGAACACTCCGGATTCCTTGAACTCTTTCGCCTGGTCTTTCTGCGCCAAGGCCTGCATGTTTGTAATCAGCGTCGGCCGCAGGCCTATCTCATTGCAGTGCCTTACCAGCTCGTGTATGTGCGGATAGATCGTCGGCTCTCCTCCCGTGATGTCGACTCTGTCGTTCCCGAATTTCTCCCTGAACAGGGAAGCGTCCCTTTTCGTTTCCTCAAGCGGGTGCCACTTCGCAGCCTTGGTGTATGCGTAATAGCAGAACTTGCAGCGCAGATTACAGGGAAATCCCACATACAAAACAGAACGCTGTGTAATGCTCCTATTTGTAGTTTTTTTTATTCTCATTTTCTCCCTCCTTTTGCATCAGGAAATAAATAAAGTTCTCTCTATTGTTTCCCTTCTTTTTCAGAATGCAGATCTCTTTCAGCCCGGCTGCCTGGCACCAGTTCCTCAAAACGTGCTCGTCGAAAAACCACCAGTGATCTGGATTATACAAGTCGGTGTTATCCGGTACGGCCAGGAAAATATATCCCCCTGCTTTGACCAAGCCCTTCAGCTGTTCAAAGACCTTGTCTGCTTCGTCCAGGTGCTCCAGTGTGTGAATGCAAGCCAGCAGGTCGTATTTCTTCGGCGGGTTGAATCCCTCTATGCCCCTGTTGTAAACCTTCACGTTGTAGGCGTTCTCGATGTAGCCGGCCGCCCATCCACTGATCTCTACGCATTCGTACTCAAAGCCCGCTTTCAAAAACATTGGAACGAGCCTGCCTGTTCCGGATCCGACTTCCAGTACTGTCTTTCCCAAGCTCTTCAGGTTGATTTTCATTTCCCTTAATGCCTGCAGGTGCTCCTCTTCAAACTGCTTGTTCAGCGGAACGCCGTCCCTGAAATTGCACATTTCCTTTCTCCAAAAGTAATAGAATTCGTTGTAATCGAACGCGGTGAGCTCGTGCAATTCGCAGCGCCTTGTCTTATGTATGACTCCGCACTTCACGCACTTCTCGTGCTCGCAGCAGATCCCTTTCTGTTTCTTCCAGTC